GAGACATAGCAGATGCTACTTGGTGGGGTGATGAAGTTACTCCGAAAGATTTTAAAGCAGATTTAGACAGTTTAGGAAATATATCTGATTTGAATGTTTACATTAATTATGGTGGAGGTGATGTATTTGCTGGTCAAGCAATATACAGCATGCTTAAACGACATAATGCAACAGTAAATGTTTATGTTGATGGCTTAGCAGCAAGCATTGCAAGTATAATTGCTATGGCAGGAGACAAGGTTATTATGCCTAAAAATGCAATGCTAATGGTGCATAATCCGTGGACAGGCGGAATGGGGAACGCAAATGATTTTAGAAAACTTGCAGATGACCTTGATAAAATTGGTGAAAGTCTTATAGCAGTTTATCAAGATAAGACAGGTATGGATAAGGAGAAAATAATAGAATTATTAGATGCTGAAACTTGGATGACAGCAGAAGAAGCTGTTGCCAATGGTTTTGCTGATGTGATTGAAGAAGATAAACAAATTGCTGCCTCAATAAATGATAAAACCTTTGCTATCAATGGTTTAAATGTAGATATAACAAGGTTTAAAAACTTTAGAAAAGATAAATTGGGTTCAAGTAATAAATTGGAAGAAATAGAAAACAAGGTAAATTATATTGAAAAGGTAGTTTCAGGATTAAACATTAATGAAATATTCAATTCTATAGAAGGACTTAAAGAAATGATAAGTAACCAATCAAAAGTTACTGAAAAGAAAGCAGAAAAGCCAAAAGATAATTTACATTTAGAAAACCAAGTAAATATAGAATCAATAAAAGCAAAATTAGCTTTAGAGTGTGAACTTTAAGGCTGTTTTTATATCTAAAATACGAAAGCGAGGAAGAAAAATTGAAAGAATTATTAGAAAAATTAGCTAAGTTACAAACTGAATCAAAGAATTTAATAACTAAAGAAGATGCTACAGCTGAGGAAATAAATGCAAAACTTGGTGAGATTAAAGCTTTAAAAGCAAAAATTGAAGCACAAAAACAGATTGATGCAATAGAAGCAGAGGAGGTGGTTAAAGCAGAAGCTGAAAAGAAGCCAGTTAATATACCTTTGTATGCTGAACCAAAAGATAACACTAAAAAAATGTGGAATAGTAACGGTGAATTCTTAAAAGCTGTTTATGATTCAGCTAAACCAGGTGGAAAGATTGATCCACGCTTAACTTATAGAGATTCAGCATCAGGAATGAGTGAACAAGTACCTTCTGATGGAGGATTTCTAGTAGGTCAAGATTTTGCAGAACAATTATTGCAGAAAACTTATGATACTGGAGTTTTAGCTCCTAGTTGTACTAAAATTCCTATTAGCCCTGGTAAAAATGGACTTGTTGCTAATGGCGTAGATGAAACAAGCAGAAAAGATGGATCACGTTGGGGTGGTATTCAGGCTTATTGGGAAAATGAAGCCGATACTTTCACAGGGAAGAAGCCTAAGTTTAATAAAATTGAATTGAAATTAAAGAAGTTAACTGGTCTTTGCTATGCAACGGATGAATTATTAGAGGATGCTACAGCTCTTGAAGCAGTAATATCTCAGGCCTTCGCAGAAGAATTTGGCTTCAAAATGGATGATGCAATAATGAATGGTAGCGGAGCAGGTATGCCACTTGGATTCCTTAATAGTGGTGCTCTTGTAACTGTAGCAAAAGAATCAGGACAGGCAGCAGGCTCAATTTTGCTCAACAATATAGTAAAACTATATTCTCACATGTGGAGCAGAAGTAAACAGAATGCTGTATGGCTTATCAATCAAGATATAGTGCCTCAACTGTACACTTTAAATATAAGTGTTGGTAATAATGCATACCCTGTTTATATGCCACCAGGTGGAGTTTCAGCAGAACCTTATGGAACACTATTTGGAAGACCAGTAATTGAAGTTGAACAAGCTAATTCACTTGGCTCAGTAGGAGATATATCCTTTGTCGATCTTTCACAGTACCTACTAATTGATAAAGGTGGTATAAATTCTGCTACTTCTATACATGTAAGATTTCTTTATGATGAAAGTGTGTTTAGATTTATATACAGAGTTGATGGACAACCAATATGGAAAACTTCATTAGTGCCTTATAAAGGTGCAAATAATCTTTCACCATTTGTAACATTAGGAGCAAGAAATTAATAGGGTGGAAATCTACCCTTTATTAAATTTTGAGGAGGAAAATCAATGAGAGAATTATATCATGTAGTTAATGCACTTCCGCCAGTAGATAATGCTTTTGCTGGGACTGTAGCAACAGACATTATAAATATGAAAAATTGGGGGCATTGCAGTTTTTTAATGCAATGTGGAGCTGGTGCAGAAGGTCAAGCACAAATAACTGTGGAAGCTTGCTCTGACACTACACCTACAAACACAGAACCAATTCCTTTCTATTATCAGGAATGTGTTGCAGGAGATATCTTTGGACCAATAATTCAAACAGTTGATGCTACAGGATTTGAAACATCAGCAGCAGCTGATAAAATATATAAAATTGAAGTTGATAATGAAATGCTTGCTTCAACTGGTTACAATTATGTAAGACTAAAATCAGTTGAAAAAGTAGTTGGAGCAATAACTGGTGGAGTGCTTGCGGTATTAACTGAAGGCAGGTTTATATCCGAAATATCAGATAGTGCAATAGTTTAATTAAATGGAAGAATATAATTTAACGCTAATAACACCACCAGCTGTTGAACCGCTTACATTAACAGAAGTAAAAGCTTATTTAAGGCTCGATGATGTTTCTGATGATTCCGATGATATTTATATAAGTTCACTTATAATAGTTGCTAGAGAGTATTGTGAGGAATATCAGCATAGAGCATATATAACGCAGACTTTAGAACTATCTCTTCAAGAGTTCCCTATAGATGAAACAGATTCACTTAACAATAATTTAAGTGATAGCATTATAGAAATACCAAAAGGCAATTTACAAACTGTTAATAGTGTAATTTATAAAGATTCGGCTGGAGTTGTTACAACAATGGAGCCTGAAATTGATTATGTTGTAAGTAGTAGAGGAATACTTGGAAGGATATCACCACCCTTTGGGAAGATATTTCCTGTATGTTTGTTGTACCCATTAGATCCTATAGTAATTAACTTTACTTGTGGCTATGGTGATAATGGAACAAAAATACCTGGAAGAATAAAACAAGCTATGCTTCTTTTAATAAGCCATTGGTATGAAAATAGAATGGTAATAAATAATCTTAGGGGAGTTACCCCACAAGAAATCAGTTTTGCAGTAACAACCTTATTGTTAAAAGACAAAATTACTATTTTATAGGAGCAGAGTATATGAATGTAAATGATATAGACATAAATCCAGGTAGGTATAGGCATAAAATTACCATCCAAAATAAGAATCTTTCAAATGATAGCGAAGGTATATCAACGGATGAGTGGGAAGATTATGCTTCATTTTGGGCATCCTTTGAAGCAATAAATGGTTCAAAATACTTTAATGCAGCAGCTTCAACCTCTCAAATAAACACAGTATTTTATATAAGATATCCTAAAAAGTTTCAAATAGATGCCACAATGAGAGTGGTTTATTTAGGTAAAAACTACAATATAAAATATGTTATTGATACTAACGGAGAACATAGAGAACTACAATTAGCTTGTATGGAGGAAATACAAAATGGCTAGTGGGATTGAATTAGAAGGAATGGAGGAGTTCATTGAAAAACTACAAGCTATGGATAGTAAAGCAGATTTAATTGTTAATGATGCACTTAATGAAGGGGCAAAAATAATTCTTGGCGGTGTTATTCCTAAAATACCTAGAAGTAATTTAACTAAAGAGCATGTAGCAGACCATATTGCAATAAGTAAAGTAAAAAAACAAAATGGTGTACCTTATGTATTAGTAGGGCCTAATAAAGGAGATACCTCAAAGTTCTTTTACTTAAAATTTATAGAATGGGGAACAGTTAAGATGGCGGCAAGAGCTCCTTTTGGAAGAACAATTGCAGAAGAAAAAGATAATGTAAAGATTGCAATTGTTAAAACACTTAAGGAAGGATTAGAACTATGATAAATATAAAACCTAAAGTATATGAAGCGCTGCAAAATGATGCAACGCTTATTTCTTTGCTTGGAGGAATTATTACTAATAACAGTGTTACCTATAACAGAATTTATCAACTTATGGCACCTAATGCAAATGAATTTCCACGGTTAGTATTTTGGGAAATGGATAATGTAGGTGCAAATTTTGCTGATGATGGAGAACAAGAAAGTGAAATATCTATTCAAATTGATATATACACAAAGAATGAAAGTACAAGTGATATAGCAATAGAGGTAGATACTCTTATGAAAAGCATAGGCTTCTTTAGAACAGCCTCAACTGACCAATATAATGATGATAATGATACCCAAGTATATGAAAAACATATGAGATATTCAATAACAATAGCAAATGAAAGTGAGGAATGATAATAGATGAGTACTCCATCAATTGGATTAAAGAATTTAGTTTATGCAATACTAACAACAACGGATGACGGACAAACTGTACCTCAGTATTCAGCAGTTAAGCCTATTTTGGGGGCTATAAGTGCAAAGATAACAAATAAAGTTACTACAGATGTGCAATATTTTGATGATGCGGCAGGCGATGTAATACAAACAATTGGAGTAGTTGATGTTGAACTCAATGTTAGAGATTTATCTTTATCAGTTCAGGCGGATTTATTAGGGCACACTTATTCAAATGGTCTAATTGTAAAGAAAAAAACTGATGCTGCTCCCTTTGTGGCTATAGGATTTAAGGCACTTAAAAGTGATAAAAAACACTATAGATATATTTGGCTACTTAAAGGAATGTTCCAGCCAGTAGATTCAGATGCAGAAACTATGACAGATAAAGTAAAAGTACAGAATCCAACAATTAAAGGTACATTTTTGGATAGATTGTATGATGGTGAATATCAGAGGATATGTGAAGATGATGATCCTAATTATTCTCCAGCTATAGGTTCAAATTGGTTTAATTATGTTGATAATCCAGCAGATACAACACCGCCAACATTGTTAAGTTCAGTTCCAGTAGCAGGGGCAACAGGAGTTGCTGACAATAGTAATATAGTTCTTACATTTAGTGAACCTATATTAAATGTTAATGCAAATAACTTTATGTTATTAAAAGCATCGAATGGTGAACCTGTTACAGTAAGCGTAAGCCAAGATACAACAGGAAAGATTATTACTATTACACCACAAGCACCACTTGAAGCAGCAACACAATATATTTCAGTAGTTTCAACTGCTGTAACTGATATAAATAAAAATGCATTAATTGCACCAGTGATTGTTAACTTTACATCTGCTTAAGGGAATAGAACTTCTCTTTTTTTATTCAAGGTTTAGCTTTGTAAAAAAGATTGAACAAAAACTGAATAAAATGAGACATAAATATTAAAAGTAAAAATACTAGTGATGTTCTTTGAAAATTGAATAATACAGCATCTAAGATTCATGCTATAATAGAGAAAAAACAAATATATAGAATAAGGAGATAATCATAATGTCAGTAGCGATTGAGTTAGTTGAGGGAATGCTAGCAAAAGAAGATATAAAAACCGTTCGTATTTTTAAACAGTATAGGGATTATAATACGATTAGAAGAAACTTAAGAGAAGCTCATAGCTCCATAATATATAGTTTAGAACTGTTAAATAGTATACATAATGTTGGAAGTGGTATAATTAACAATCAGAATAGAATGATGTTTGGAAAGATTAGTTTTTATCATGCAATTATGTTATATGCAAAGTGGTTTAAAGAAGTAAAAGGTAAGACTTGGCTTAAAAAAAATGATTATTTTGCAGGACAGCCAGTAGAAATTGAAAAAACTCATGATTACATAATAGTTTTGAGAGATAAATATATTGCACACAATGAAGAAGATTTACTTGGTGGAGATCAGGTAATACTTGAGATAGATGATTACAAAGATATAAAAATAATGAGTAGATGGCAGGAACAGATATTACCTAATGCTAAAGAACTGGAGAAATTTAAAAAATGTATAGAGGTTGTACACAATAAAATTGATGCAGAGAAAATTCCTGAAAAGGAAAAGCTTTTGATAAATGCAATCAATGAAAAACACTTAGTTGAAAAAATACTCAAGTGTCATTATTAATTGTTAACGATATAATAGCAAAACACCGTATTATTCAAGTGAATTTTACGGTGTTTTTAGGTTCGTAATAAACTTTTTTTTAACTATCAGAGGAGGTTTAGAATATGATATTAACATTAAAATTCCCAACAGGAAACACGACAACAGATGAAAATGGAATAGAAGTTCCTGAAATGAAGGAGAAATCCTTTGCTACACCATTTATTTCATCAAGAAAACTAAAAAATTCTTTTGCAGTACAAAAGAAAATGAACAATCCTAACCTAGATGAAGAAACTCTACTTGATGAAATGGCTGATTATATAGTTGATTTGTACGGAAAGCAGTTTACAAGAGATGAACTTCTTGATGGAATATCTCCCAAGGAGATTCTTTTAACTACAAATAAGTGTATACAAGAAATAATCGGTGGACTAAATGAGGCGGCTAAAGAATTAAACCCAAACGTATAGATGGAGAAGGTGATACAGATAATACACTTTCTCCAGAAGATTTTATGCTTGAAATTTACTGTGTTTTATTTGATAAAGGATGGACATTAAGTCAAATTGATGAGATGGACATCTTTTATTATTTTAAAATGATAGGTTACAAAAATAACTCTGAAGAAACAGCATATATTGACCAGGTTTTATAAATGAGGTGATAGTATAGCAGAAAATATAGGAATAAATGCGAAAGTGAGCCTTGATAGTACAGGCTTTAATACAGCAATCAGTGATATAAATAGACAATTAGTAGTAGCTCAGGCTCAATTTAGAGAAGCAAGTAGCAGTGTAAATGGCTTTGGTAATGATACAGCTAGTTTGGAATTAAAATCAGAAATGCTTAGTGAACAATTTGAATTACAGAAAGAAAAAGTTGAAACACTGCAAGAGGCTTATGAAAAGCTAGTATTAGCACAAGGCGAAGATAGCAAAGCAGCAGAAAATATGCAGATTAGGTTACTAAATGCACAAACTCAGATGAATAAAACTAAAAATGAACTTGAGGATACTAATTCAAAGATTGATGAACAATCGTCTGGGTGGGATAAATTATCAGGAGTTACCCAAACAGTTCACGAGAAAATGAGTGGGTTTTTAGATGGTCTTAAAAATAGTTTTTATACTTTAGTAGGAATAGCTGCAGGTGGAGCTGGTTTATTTGAACTAACGGACAAAGCTGTTGAGGCAGGTAATGCTACCTATGAATTATCAGAAAAATTGCATGTAACTACTCAAGAAGCTTCTCAAATGAGTAAAATATTCAGCATAACAGATACAGATACTCAGCCATTTATATCAACTATGTCAAAGCTTGATAAAGCTGTTGAAAGTGCAGGAACAAAGGGAAATGCAACAACAAAATCATTAGAGGAATTTGGGGTAAAGCTTACAGACGCACATGGTAAGTTGCTACCTTTACCAGATCAACTTCAGGTATTATCAGAAGCATATAAAAAGGCAAGTGAAGCAGGTAATGATGAGGCTTTTACTTCAGAGGTTCTTGGAACAAAAGGTCAACAGTTAATACCCTTACTTGAACAATATACAGAAGCTAAACAAGCTGCAAGTCAAGTTAAAGGTATAGGAATAGATCCTAAAGAAGCACATGAAACAGAGGAACAACTGCAAGTATTAAAAATAGAAACTAAACAACTAGGAATGACTTTTGCAAATGCATTAATGCCAGTTACACAGGCATTGATACCTCCATTAATGAGTGCATTTACAAACCTTGCACAAACGATTAATAGTCATCAAGCAGAAATTAAACAGTTTGCAAATAACTTAATAGATGCTGGGAAAAGCATAGGCTCAACTTTAATGCCTATCATAAGAACATTATTTAATTTAATATCTGAGCATGGAGCTGCATCCAAAACTATAATAAAGGGTTTGGCTGGGGCTTTTTTATTTTTCGGACCTGTTGAATCAATACTAACAGGAGTACACAATACTTATGTGGGATTAATGGACTTCGTTGGGGGAGATACAACTAAAAAAGCTATAAAAGAAATTAAGAACTTTGCAACAAATTTAAGCTTTAAAGATATTTCATTTGGCTCATTTGAAGGTTTGACAGGAGGTCTTAAAGAAGTTGGAAGTGCAATGTCAACAGTAATTACTGGACCATATAAAATATTTATAGATGGAATAAAAGGATTGCCAGAATTAATTAGGGGTATTTCCTTTGGAGATATAGTTTCAAAACTAGCTAATCCATTTACAAAAATACCTGATTTATTTGTAGGAGTAAAAACTGCTTTTACAGGACTGGGTTCAACTATAGTAACAAAGGCACCACAAATATTAGGAGGATTTAAGCAGGCATTTTCTATTGAAGGATTAATGAATATAGCCAAAGGAGCATTTGGACTTATCACCAATCCTTGGGGTACTTTAGTAATAGGAATAGTAGCAGGAGTTGGTGCAATAATAGCAAATTGGAGTACTATAAAAGCTTGGGTAGTAGAGCATTTTGGTACTACTCTGCCTACAAATTTTAATCAGTTTAAACAGATATTTGAACAAATATGGAAGAGTATAAGTGAAACCTTTACTGGTGTTTGGAAGGATATAAAGCAAGTAGTGACAGATGTATGGAATTATATCGGACCTACAATAACAGGGGCAGTAAGTTCCGTGAAAAGTTTTTGGAATCAAGTATGGCCAGAAATTAAACAGGTTTTCGTTGAGGTTTGGAATGTGATGAAAGTTGTCTTAGCGCCTGCAGTAGCTGTTCTATATACTACAATTTCAACTACACTTGGTTTTATAAAAGGTGCTTGGGGTAGTGCTTGGAATTCTATTAAAGATGAACTAAAACTTGTTTGGGATCTAATAACAGGAGTAATTAAAACAGCATGGAGCATAATTAGTGGAGTTATTAAAGTAGGTTTAGACATATTAACAGGTAACTGGGGACAGGCATGGAACGATTTCAAGAATATATTTGTTAACGTATGGCATGATTTAGGAAGTCTTATAGGAAATGTAGCAAGAGATGCTCTAAATTGGGGAAGGGATATAATTGATGGAGTTATTAATGGTCTAAAAGGTGCTGCTGGAGGCTTATTTAGTGCTGTTGGTAATATAGCCAATAGTATTGCTTCTAACTTTAAAAGTGCACTAGGAATTCATTCTCCTTCAAGGGTTATGATGGAACTGGGTGGATTTACAGTGCAAGGACTAAATGAAGGACTTAAAAACAATAGCGATATGATAAAGAATACTATGTCAAATATAGCTAATTCTATTAGTCAGCCAATAAGTATACCTCAAAGTTCATTAAATGCTGTAAGTGGCCTATCAGGAAATTTGAATTTAGGTGTGAATTATGCAGCACCTGCTGTAGAAGCTAGTACAACTTCTCAAGGCGGGAGTACCAATATTGTTAATTTTAATGGTAATTATGGCTTTAACAATAAACAGGACATTGACTACTTTATGAAGCAAGCTGCTTTACTAGCCCAAAGGAGGAACTCTTAATGCTTATCAACGGATTGTATCATTCTACTTATGGAATTATAGGCTGTGATGTAGATATACAGGTTGCACAGATTACAACCTATGATGAGTGGCTAAGAAAAGCAAATGCACCAACAGCTGTAGGTTATAAAGAGACATTTAAACTAATAACCTGTAAATTTTTCTTTAGAGGCAATTCAAAGCAAAGTGTAACTGAGAATATAAGTAATCTTGCTACCGTATTAAAAAGGTGTACAATACAGCCTGATAATAGTGATTTTATATATGATTGTACTTACGATGTTACGCAACAAAATCCAAGTAAAACACAGAAATACAATGGACTACAGCAGGTTTTTACAGCTCAATTGCAATCTGGATATGCTTATAAACCGCCTCTGACAGTAGCTATGAGTAATGTATTAACACAAGTAATTAATGTAGATGGTAATATTGCTACAGATGCCATAGTAACAGTAAAGGTTCCAATAAACACAATAAGTTTAACCATGACAGGATTTGGGGAAGACAACATAACTATTAATAATCTAAATGCTAATATTCCAGTAGTAATAAGTGGTGAGGATTGCACGGTACTTGAGAATGGTAATAATAAGTTCTCTGATACAGATATGTGGGAATTTCCAGTATTGCAGCCGGGAAATAATACAATAACAACAAGTTCTGCAAATTGTACAATTCAAATTCAATATAAGCCTAGATGGATTTAAGGTTCTAAAATATAGGCTATTGTTTATTAAAAGGAATTGATAAAATTAGTAAAGATAAGTATCACTGGGTGGTGTTTAAATGCTTCAATTATTTGATATAAACCATAATAAATTAGAAGGTCTAAAAAATTATAAAGAATACTACATTCAGAGAGAAATCAATCAGCTTGATATTCTCTCTTTTAAGTTTCCAATAATTGACCCTAAGCATGACCTCATTCAAGAGGAATGTTACATCAGGACAAAAGACAATGAGTATATAGTTAAAGAAGTTAATTATGCAGACAGTGACAATGAATGGACGGAGTATGTATGTAAAGTAAATATAGAAGGAATTCAAGGTACAGCAGTAAATTCTATAAACACAGTTCAAGAAGAGTGTTCTGATGTAGTCAAATTAGCCTTAGTAGGAACAGGATGGAGTTTAGGTAATTGTGACGTAACTATTCTTAGAAATGTGACTAAAACTAAATGTACGGTTTATGATGTGCTCCAAGAGATACAGAGAGCATATTTATGTGAGATGACTTTTGATGCTATAAATAAGATTGTAAATGTGTATCAAAAGGCTGGAAGTGATAAAGGGGCTTATTTTTCAGATCAGCTGAATCTAAATAAGCTTCAGATACAGAGAAATTCCTATGATTATATTACAAGACTTATTCCTATAGGCTCCAATGGACTAGACATTACAAGTGTTAATAATGGTAAAAACTATATTGAAAACTACCAATACAGTAATAAGGTTTTAACTGGTTATTGGGAGGACAATAACTACACAGCGGCACAAGATTTATATGATGATGCAGTAACAAGGTTAGCATATTTAAGTGTACCAATTAAAGCTTATGGAGCAACGATAATTGACTTATCAAATGCTAGTCAAGGTAAATATAGCATACTTGATTATGACTTGGGAGATTTTATAACTTTACTTAGTAAAACTAAAAATGTTAAAGAACAACAGAGAATAGTTAAAATTGTAAGATATCTAGATGAACCTGAGCGCAACACAGTTGAGCTTGCTAATAAAATATCTAGCTTAGATGCTTTGAATGTTAGGTTCCAAGATACCTCTAGTATTGTAGATAGTGTAACCACAAGTGATGGAATGGTAGATAGCAGTAAGCTTACTAATATTGATTGGGATAATATAGACTATATACACGTAACTACCGCAGATTTAGAAGATGCAAGTATAACTACTGCAAAAATTGGAGATGCACAAATAACACAGGCTAAAATAACAGATGGTGCTATTGGTAATGCTCAGATACAAAATGCTGCAATTGGAACTGCAAATATTCAAGCGGCAGCTATAACAACAGCACTAATAGGAACAGGTGCGGTTGATACAGAACAAGTAGCTGATGGTAGTATAACAGATGCTAAAATAGTTAGTTTAACAGCTAATAAAATAACAGCTGGAACTATTGATGCAGGAGAAATTGATGTTGTTAATCTACATGCTGATAATATTACGGTAGGACAAATTAATGGAAATCAAATTGCAGATGGCACAATACAAAGTAATAATATTGCTGATAGTGCAGTAGAAGCTGTCAATATAGCAAGTGGATGTATTTCGGCAGATAAGATTGCACCAGGGACTATAACAGGAGATTTAATAGCTGCTGGTACTATAAAAGAATCTCAATTAAATTGGTCTTCACATTTAATGTATTAGGGGAGGAAAATAATTCATGTCAAAAAGGATTGAAAAGAAAAACACAAAACTAGCACGTAATATTGAAAAGGCAGTGAATGATGCATTTACTAAGGGGTTTGCCAGTGTTCTAAAGGATATCGAATATAGGATTGAAACTCTAATGGATGTAGGAATAGGAGCAAAGACAGGATTAAGAAGTAAAGTAAACTCTAGAGACTTAAATTTAGCTAGTCCTATACTTGATGGATTTGTTATTACGGATAACTCACCAAGTGCTGGTTATATTAAATGGACAGGCTGCAATGTGGTTTACAAAGGTGTAAATGTAGCTATAACAGATGGTAATACAAACTCAACTTATGTTTGGTGGAAATATTCAGCTACTCCTAATACTGTATTTCAGACAAGTAATACCTTCCCAACACTTACTGATGATGACGTAATTATTTGCGTTAATGTTAATGGAACACATACTATGAATATTGGTGATGGCAGAGCTACACATGGTTTAACAATTGCAAGCGGAACTGTAGGAAGCTCTCAGATAGGCACTGGTGCTGTTGCTACAGCAAATATCGCAAATAGTGCAATCACTGGGCCTTTATTAGCGACTGGAGCAGTAGGGAGTGGTAATATAGCAGCAGGAGCAGTAACGAATGCAGCAATAGCCGCAAATGCTGTACAAAGTACTAATATTGCTTCTGGTGCAGTTGGCAGCACAGCCTTAGCGGCAGGTGCAGTAACAAATACAGCACTTGGATCAAATGCAGTACAAGCGGCAAATATTGCAGCTGGAGCAGTAGGAAGTTCTCAAATTGGAGCAGGAGCTGTAGCATCCTCAAATTTGAATTTAGCACAACATTTGCTTTACTAAGGAGGCTTATATAGATGTATACAATTTCAGATAATACACCAAGTGCAGGTTGTATACAATGGTCAGGTCTGCATATGCAGTATCAGGGAACTACCTATGCAATAGCAGATGGATATACAAATTATATGTATGTTTATTGGCTTCATACATCCCCTACACAATTAGTAGTAAGCAACACTTTCCCAAGTTTAACGGATTCAGATTGTTTAGTATTTTTGAACAAGAATGGAATACATTTAACGGTTCCAACGGCAACAGTTTTAGATGGAGATTTATTAGTACCTGGTAGTGTTTTGACTAATGCCCTTGCAGCTAATTGTATTACAACAACTCAATTGTCAGCTAATTGTGTTACTTCATCTCAACTAGCGGCTAATTCGGTAACAGCTAATGAGCTCTCAGCAAATTCAGTTACAGCCAATGCAATAGCGGCAAATGCCATAGGAGCATCAGCAATAGCAGCAGGAGTTATTACAGGAAGTAAGCTTGTAGCAAACACCATTACTGCGGCTCAGATTGCATCAGCCACTATTACTGGAACGCAGATAGCATCCAATACAATAACGGCTGCAAATATAACAGCAAACACTATTACAGCAGCTCAAATTGCTGCAAACACCATTACATCTTCACAGATAGCAGCAAATACTATCACTGCTTCACAAATTCAAACAGGTTCAATTACAGGTGATAGAATAAGCGGAGGTACGATTACTGGTTGTCAGATACAAACAAATTCTGCTAATAATCATGCAGTTCTTCAAGACAATATTATGGGTATATACAGAGATTTTAGTGGGGGTTCAGTTGGAGCGGGATATGGAACTTATATGACAGCATCAACATTTAGTTCGCTTTTGGATTTTAATGCTTGTGACCCTACTGGTCAGTATTTGACAACTTTAGAAATAGGAAACAATAATGCATCTACTTATATAACAGCAAGTTCACATACTTCTGGATTAACAGTTAGTGCTCCTACAATAGACCTAACTGCAACAGGTTCTGCGGCAGGAAATGGAGTGATTATACAAAACACTGCAACTGCTTCTGGTATTGAAATCGGAAAGACCAGCAGCACAGATACACCATATATTGATTTTCATTCAAGTGCCAATAATATTGACTATGATGCTAGAATAATTGCCAGTGGTGGAAGTTCAACTATTGGGCAAGGTACTCTTACTTTTATTGCTTCTCTTGTTAGTATACAAAATATAAAGAATGCTACTTTTGTGGGTAATCAACCTACCTATGGTAGTAGTTACTTAATAACAGGTGGTGGAAATGTAGGTGATATAAAATTATCAGGAAGTCCTCACACTTATTTACAAGTTACATCAACTGATGGTAGTGGTGCTTGGGGTATTAATATATGGGCTTCGGACATGAAATTGAAAAAGAATATAAATGACAGTATTGAAGATGCTTTATCTAAAGTAATGCAAATTAAACATAGACAGTTTGATTGGAAGCAAGATGGAACATTTGTAAAACACGGTTATGTTGCCCAAGAACTTCAATCTATTGATCCTGATTTTGTATTTGGTGTTCCACAAGAAGATGGTTCTGAAATATTAAATCCTAGAACAGATGTATTGATTCCTTATTTATCGAAAGCTATCCAACAACTACAATCTAAAATAGAAGTTTTAGAAAATAAGGTTGAAAAATTAGAACACAATGAAACTTTATAAACAATTACTAAAACTAAGGAGGTGCTTTATGAATTATGTTGCAATCAGTGTATTAATTGGTTTTACAGGTCTTGTCATAAGCTACACTACTTTTAGGAAGAACGGTGACAATGTTTTAAAAGACCATGCAGAAAAAGATGGAGAAGTAAAAACAAAACTGGATTACATTAGCAAAGGAGTTGATGATATTAGATTAGATATAAGAGCTCAGGACAGAAAAATATCAGATATTACAGAAAGAGTTATTCGGGTTGAAGAATCCACAAAATCAGCACATAGAAGAATAGATGGAATAGATAAAGAAGATTATAGAGATAATTTATAACCTTCTTTTTTTATACAATTCATAAGTCACTATTAAAAAATGGAGGGATAAAACATGAATATTATTCAAACAAATCTAAATTGGAAGGGTACATTTAGTTTTACGAATGTACCTCAAATGCTTATTTTACACCATGCAGAAGCTAGTGTCTGTACAATTGAGGATATTGAAATGTGGCATCAAGAAAGAGGATGGATTGGAGTGGGATATCACTATTTTATAAGAAAAGATGGTTCGATTTATAAAGGTCGTCCTGATAATGCAGAAGGTGCTCAATGCTATGGATATAATGATAATTCTCTTGGCATTTGCTATGAAGGTAATTATATGGTAGATGATATGCCAGAAGTACAGAAACAATCAGGAATTGAGTTAAATAAATATCTTATGAATTTATATAAGATATCACGAATTGAGCCACATAGAGCTTTATATAATACTTCATGTCCTGGAGATAAGTTTCCTTTTGATGATATTAAAAATACTTCATTAAATACTCAGGGATCAGCCATAAACTATCAGCCAATTCAAAATAGAAGCTGGTTACAAGTTGGAGATACAGGTGATAAGGTTACAGAACTTCAAACAGAACTTTCAAAGCTAGGTTATGCAATAACTGTAGATGGTGTTTACGGTAAGGAAACAAAAAATGTAGTCTATAAATTTCAACAGGATAATAAACTTCAACAAGATGGTTTAGCTGGAACAGATACATTTAATTGTTTAAATTCAAAAGTAGCACAAATATCATGTAATCCTGTAATAAAGACATTTCAGCATGCTTGTAACTTAGTTGGAATAACAGATAAAAATGGTAACAAGTTAAGTGAAGATGGAATTAGTGGAACATCAACAGATAGTGCTATAGCTAAAATTATAACAATATCAAGAGGTAGTTCTGGTGAACTTGTAAAATGGATTCAGCAAAGATTAATAAATTTAGGTTTTAACTTAGGAACATCTGGAGTTGATGGGAACTTTGGATACTATACTTTAGTATCAATTCAAAACTTCCAAAGTAAAAACGGATTAACACCAGATGGAACGGTTGGTCAGCTTACTCTTGAAGCATTATTAAAGTAGTTGGAGGGATGAAAAATGTTAGATAAAAATTATGTTATTTCATATGTATTGTATTTAGCAATTACAGGAATAGTAAGCTATGGTACCACACTTCTTAAAAAAATGAAAGACGATAAAAATTCATTTTATAATAAGCAACTAGAATTTATGAGTCAGCAGCAAGAAGCTTTGAAAGCTAATATGGGACAAGATGAATACAATCATACAAAAGAGGTGGCACAGGATATAGTTTACAAAGTAGAGCAGCTTGGGAAAGAATTAGCATGGGATGCAGTAACAAAGCATACAAATGCAGCTGAGGAAATAGCTGCAAAGTGTACAGGGCTTACAGATGAGGAGATTTACAATATTATAAAGACTACAGTGGGGATGCTTAACGATAATAAGAAATAAACACACTTTAGAAGTTAAATTTTCAAGGAATTTACGGACAAATTCCACCTTGACTTCTATCACCTTCAGAGTGATATATAGTAGTACCAAATTGATAGAGAGGAGTAAAATCAATGCGTGTAAGGATTATTGAACCAACTAAAAAGGTACAGAAGACAAAGAAAAAAGTCTGTGCATATGCAAGAGTATCCACTGACCATGACAAGCAAGGAGAATCTCTAGAAAATCAAATACAATACTATGAAAATATCATTTCAAATAATCCAGACTATGAGTATGTAGGTGTGTTTTCGGATAGAGGTATAACAGGAACTACTGAAAACAGACCAGAGTTTCAAAGAATGCTGGAGCTTGCAAGGGAAGGAAAAGTAGATTTAATCATTACAAAATCCATATCCAGATTTGCAAGAAATACTGCTATTATTTTAGAAACGGTAAGGGAACTGAAGGATATAGGGGTAGAAGTTAGGTTTGAAAAAGAAAATATAGAAACAATGTCAGGGGACGGTGAGTTGATGCTTGCCGTCCTCTCTTCTTTTGCACAGGAAGAAAGTAAAAACGTGAGTGACAATCTTAAATGGATGG